TAAGTAAGGTAGGCGCTGAGAGAAGTCTATATGGGGTTCAGAATATTGATGCTAACTTAGATAATATTTTTATATTTGAAGGTCCTATTGACAGTTATTTTTGTCAGAACGGAATAGCTATTTGCGGTATAACTGAAAATAGTGATAAGATGTTTACCAATTTACAGAAAAAACAAATAGCAAAATTAAATTTATATGAAAAAATTTATGTGTTAGATAATCAACGGTTAGATTCTGCTTCTTTAAATAAAAGCAAACATCTAGTTGATAGTAATAATAAAATCTTTATATGGCCTAAAGAGTTAAGACAATTTAAAGATTTTAATGATATTTGTGTAGCTGGTAATAAAGATAAAATAAACCCTGAATTTATATTAAAAAATACATATTCAGGGCTTAAAGCTAAATTATTATTAACTGAAATAAAGAATAATTAATTATCTCTTTTTATCTACACCACCTGTAAATCCAGGAGCTCTTGTACCTGTTGTAATAAAATCAACATATTGATTTAATGTTTTAAGCTCACCAACAATACTTTCTAAAGATCTAGCTATTGAAGCTGAATTATTATCACTTTCTTCGTCTTCTCCTTCTAAAGGTTCGAAACTATCCATTTGATCATCTGCTGGTGCATCTTCAGGGGCATATTGATCATTAAGATCTTCATTTACATATGCTTCATAAATTAATTTTGAATCTAAATCTTTCATTATACGTATTTATATTTAGGGTCATTTGCTCCTGCTAAATAACCTTTTAAAATTTCACTTAAAGAAGAAATTTCCATTGCAACTCTTGCAATCTTTTTTGTTTCAGCATTTGATATACTATCAAATAAAGTATCATCTTCTGCAGTATTAAGTTTAGTCTGTACACTACTTTCAGTACCGTTTAAATAATTTGAAAATCTATCCATTTCTTGTATCCATGAATTTAATTCATCATACATTTCTTTTTGCCCATTAGCAAGTGGCGAATCAGGTGCTTCAATATCGAAATCGTCTCCAGAAGTTTCAGGATCGAGTTGCGTTTCCATTGCTTCTGCATCAGATAATTCATCGGTAATTTCATCATCTTGCTCGTTGAGAAATTTATTAAATTTTTTTTGGTATAAGCTCATACAATTATTTATAAATATTTATATGCATTCTACTATAAAATTTAAAGACTTAATAAAAGTATTGGAAGAAGACTTCGATAACGATGCATCTATGCCAGATGTTGTAAGAGATCAGACCGGTATTGCAGATGAATATTCACCAGAAAAATCAAGTGTTAGTGATATGATGGCAAGAAATAACAGATCAGATGTAGCTCCTGAGAATATTCCTTACCCTCTAAATGAGTTTGATGATATAGCAACTAATGCTTATACATCAGTACAAAATTTAGAAGAACTTTTAAAGATAGCAAAAACTAATGCAGTAATAAAAAATAAGAAACCTTTAGACCCTATTTGTAAAGAACTAATTAAGCTTAAAAAAGATATAGTTGATATATCGAAAAAGGTTAGTAAAATAAAATAATGAGAAAATTGTTTATATCATTGCTACTAACATTTTCAGTTAGTAGTTTGTTTGGTATCATTTTTAAAGATTGGATAGTTTTTATTTTAGCTACAATATTACAATATTTGTTTTTCTACTTCTTTAATAGTATGTATGAAAACTGGCTTAAAAATAAAATAATGCAAAATAGTTTAGAATTAGAAAAAGTTAAATCTAAAAATACAGTTAAATTAAACTGTCCTACATGTGATAACGTGGAAGAAGTAGAAATGACGTTTAACGGTGCTGTTGTATATAAATGTGGAAAATGCGATACAGAAATTAAAGCAGAGCCAATAGTAAAAAATTATCTAACTACTAATCCAATATATTTTGATAAATGAACGAAGTAGAAAAGTTTGAAAAACATACAGTAGAGGTTAACTCTACTTCTTTAAAAGAAGATACTGAAAAGGGTGAAATATTATTTGAAGATGTTTTAAAATTTTTTAATACTGGTGATAAAGAAAATGATAATGCATTATTGAATGGGTTGGTTTATCAAAAAAATAAAGACAATAGGTTTATAGATACAATTTTTAAACAATTAAAGGAAAATATTAATAATATTCAAACTAAGAATAATGCTGATTCAGATACTTTCTTGTTTAATACAAATAAAAAAATATTATTTAACAATATAGAACATATTAATAGTATAATTAAAAACTATGATATAAAAGAAGAAAAGATATTACACTTTATTTTAGGAACTCTGATACAATATATTTATGAGTTTAAAGAAAGAAAAAAAGACTGATATTATTCAAGAATATGGTATCGATTTTGTAGCTAGATTTGCTTGTTTATATGAAGGTGTAAATGTTGCTGGCGATAGAGCTGAAAAATTAGGCTACACAGGTAATACTAATGTATGGATTAAACCTACTGCATTGCAGAAATATATAGATGAAAGATATTTAGATATGAAATATCAAATAGAACAAGAAATGAAAGGTGTTCAAATAGATGAAATATATCCCTGGAGCGAAATTTACGAATAATACATTTAAAAATACAAAACTGTTTAAGAAAGGTGTATTATATAAACTTTTAAATATATCACCTAAAGAAGATAGTTATGTATATACTTTTTTAGTAAAAGGTGAAAAAAAAGATATTACTTTTAAAAGTATAGCTGAAGCTGATGAATGGCTTGAAACTATTAAAGTTTAATAATAATCCCCATAAACGTCATCATCATTTGTAGACATATCAAAAACATCAGTTTTACTTAGGTCATCAATATTATAATCTCTATATTCAGGCTTCTTATCTTTTGATTGCTCATTTTCCCCTCCAGATAACCTACCTGCAAAAGTATCTTCATAAATTTGATCATTGCCTGATACTGAATCAGTTAAATTATTAAACGGTATATTAGGTTCAAAGCTAAAGTCTAGTCGTTTAGCCTTTAACATAAACACATAATGACCACCTAATTGATTCATTTGAGATATATCTTGATCTAATTTTTCAGTTATTTCAAAATATTTAGCTTGTCGATTATTAGGTCTATCGTTTCCGTACTCTGTTAATTGAAATATATCACCAGCTTTTGGTTCTATAATTTTATATTGTTCATCATATACTGAACTTAAAGTAAAGAAAGTATCGTAATATGATGAAATATGTATATATGCAGTTATTTCATCGTCACTATCAAATCCAAATTTACTTAAATTAATTGCGTTTTCATTTAAAGTAACTGCTAATACTAATTCACGTGAATTAGAAAATGTCTTGGTAGTCTGTTCTCCATATACGTTATCAGAATTTGTAACATTAAATGTATTAACAAAGTAATTAACTTTTGTTCCATACATATTAATCTGTTCTCTCCAGTAGTTACTAAAGAGTATTCTTTCATTTTGTTGTATAGACTTATCACTAAACCTAAAACATGTCTCATCAGTTTGAGGTAACCCCGGGAATTCACAATTGTAATCTATATTACTCATTTTTCTAATACGAAGCTATTTAGATTTTTATCATAATAAAGTTTAATACCTGTACTACCTAATCTTTTTACCTTATCTTTTAATGGTACAACTTTATATATGTCTCTTATATATGTAAGATCTCTACTATCACAAGTTTTCTTACCTTTACTCTTTTTCAAAAGCTCTATTTTATTATTTTTAGAGGTATCTGTTTTAACATAGTCAGGTACAAGGTTTAAACTTTTTCTACTGTAATGTTTATCATGATCAGTAAAACCTCTTCTATGTCTATGGTTAGTGAAAAATTTAGAAAACGAGTCCATCAAAATTATTTAAGCAAAAAAAAACGCAACCGAAGTTGCGCTTTTTAAAAGTAACTATTTTTTTCTAATCTCCGAAAAGATCTTTACCAACTGTTAAATTACCAACTTTATTATTTTTAGTTGATGTTAAAGCATGACCACCTGATGTACTCATTTCTGAACCTCCATCATCTTGCTTTTTAATCTTAGAATCTGCTTTTTTACTTGAACCTTTAAGAGCAACTTTATTATTTTTTGGATTTCTTAAACCTGAATCTTTCTGGTTAACTAAAGCATGACCATGATCTTCTGCATCTACTGCTTCTTTGTGTGTATCTTCTTCATCGTCTTCTTCATCTTCATCTTCGGCATCTTCTTTATCTTCAGCATCTTCTTCCATTTCATAACCTTCACCGTCTTCATGTTCCATGTCTTCATGTTCCATGTCCTCTGATTCACCGTCATCTTCGCCTTCTTCTGGCTCAATTTGGGCTAAAATTTCTTTTAAAGCTTTAACATGATCAGCACCTAATGTTACTGTCACCTCTTCGCTTGCTTCAATATCCATATCACCGTCGTCGTCAATGTCGACTCCTAATGCTTGAAGTTCGTTTTGTTCTTCATCGGACATCCCTTCGGATAATACTGATTCAAATAGTTTGTCAAAAGTTGATTTCATGTAATTATTTATACTCTCTTTCACCTTTTTCTCTAGTTTTTTATCATAATCTTCAGAAGAATATGATTTTACCTTACTTTTTTTGTTTTTCTTAGGATCATCTACTTTCTTTACACCTTCTGCTGCTTCAGGCCCTGAAGTAGTATCATTATTAAATCCCTTTTTAACTTTATTAGGTGATGTAGGTGCTTTACCTGGTTTAGAGCCAATTTTTTCAGCTGGTTTACCTGGAGCTTTTTCACTTATTACTTTATTGGAATAAGTATTCCAAATTTCGGTTAGAGTATTTACACGAGTCATGTAAATATTTATACAGAGATGGCCAAAGATAAACAAAATTACATGAATAACCCTAATCTACCTACTGTAGATTCACAATTTAACTATACGCCTAAGATGGTAAGTGAGTTAAAAAAGTGCAATAAAAATATTTTACACTTTGCTGAAAATTACTTTTATATTATTTCTCTTGATGAAGGTAGACAAAAAATTAATTTACATCTTTGCCAAAAAAGGGCTTTACGTAAAATGAGAGATAATCGTTTCTTTATATTATTAGCATCTCGCCAAATAGGTAAAACTACTATGATGACAATATATGCTTTATGGATAGCATGCTTTAATGATGATCAAAGAATATTAATAGTAGCAAATAAAGAGGGTACTGCTTTGGAGATAATGAGCAGAATAAGGATGGCATATGAAGAATTACCTAATTGGTTAAAGCCAGGTGTGAAAGAGTATGGTAAAACGTCTATTGTATTAGCAAATGGAACAAGAATAGGTATCTCAACTACTACAGGTACTGCAGCCCGTGGTCAATCAGTTAATGTGCTTATATTAGATGAGTTAGCTTTTATTGAGACGCATTTAGTTGATGATTT